GGACAGGCCGTGTTTGCTGAGTCCGGGCAGGACATAGCCCTCGGAGCGGCGCAGGTGGCCGGTGCGGACGGGCACGGGATATGCTCCGCCGGGTGCCTTTGATGATTTCAATCCGGCACCAGACAGATTTTTAAGGCTCGCCCTGTGGGCGGCCAACACCCAGCGGCGGGTTTCGCTCTGAAATACTTTGCCGATGCGCGGATCAAGGCCGTTCAGAAAATGGCGGATGCCCTTCTCGTCGAGACCTTCTGTGGTGATCTTGATGGTCACTGCACGCCTCCGATACCGGCCAGGCTGTTGCGTGTATAACCAGAGCCGCTGAAATGGCTGGAGTTTTCTGAGCCAAAGGCAGGGGCGCTGGAGGTGGCTGCGGATGTAGATGTGGCTGCGGGGATGCCTGCCAATTCACGCTCTGCATCGGCTTCATATTGTTTTTTGCTGTTGCGAATCTCGGCCAGCAATTGCGCCACGGAAATATCATCGCGTGATACGGAGGAACTGGCATCGATGCGATTGATCCGGCGCTGGCATAAATCGGCGGCAGCCAGAAAACGCTCGGCGCGTTTGATGTGGTTGATGATATTGGCATCGGCGCTGGTGTATTGCGTGCCGGTGCGCTCCTGCACGATCTGGTTGGCTTCATCCAGCAAAGGCTGGGCAAAGGCAGCCCACACTGTGGCATCCTTGCCGAACTGCTCCGGCGAGAATCCCGCATCGATCAGCTCCTGCGGGTTGTTTTTAGACAAAATCGAACCCCTTAACCACAAAGACACAAAGGCACAAAGAAAATCCAATATTCATATTTTTCATGGTGCTGACTCTCCTTTGTGCCTTCGTGGTGCTTGGGTGTTAAGGGCGGCCACGGGGGGCCGCCCCTACGCGGGGTTTAATTCAGACCATAGGGCATCGCGCGCTTTGGCTGAAATTTCGAGGCCGACATTGGCCAGCGCTTTTACATCCGGTAAACCGGACTTGGTTAGATAATCGTCGTCGCCCTCTTCCAGCGTGGCTATGGCGGCGGCGAATTCTTCCAGCGTAACATCTGCGGGGGCGGACGTTTCATCTTCATTATATTTTGCGTGACCTCCATCGACTGCCCAGGCGGCGGTTTCGGTATCGCATTCGCAGGTGCTGCCAGCGGCGATATTTTCAACGCCGTTGGCTGTGCTGATGCCCTGGAGGAAGGATGTTGCGATGATTATTCTTGTTTTTGGCATTGCGTGTTCTCCTGTGTTTATGGTTTCCGGTTAAGGGCGGCCACGGGGCCGTTAAGGGCGGCCACGGGGGGCCGCCCCTACGGGTGGAATCAGCCTACGGTTGCGCAGAAGGAGGCATCGACATAATACGGCACCAATAATGGGGCGGATTGGCCCATCAGGTAGCGCACGGATGGATCTTCTTCTGTCCATGATTTCAGGAACATCTCGCGGGCAGCCAGTCCACTGGACTGAACGCCGGAGGCAGAGCCTTCGATGGCCTTGATATCCTTGATGGCCCCAAAATGGCGGACGCCTTCAATGGCCGAGGATGCACCAATGACCGTATTGGCCGGGACGTACGGGGTAGCTGCGCCGGTGGTTGGATCATCATATTTTCCGGAGTAGACCCAGATTTCAACACCATCAGCACTGCCCTTGTGGACAAGACCCAGAGCGGGGACAGACAGCAACTTGGCAGAGCTGCCGGAACCTTCGCGGCGATTATCAAGGGCGGCGATGAATGTGGCATCGTTGCGCAGGGCTTTATAGGCCAGCGCATCCATGGTGATGTCCGTGATGGCCTTGCCTGAGTTATCCAGCACTGTTTCCATCCATGCTTCCAGATCAGCCCAGGGTGAAACGCCTGCATCCGCCCATTTGGAGCCGGGAGCCAATGCGATGGTGTGATTGACGTTGCGCAGGAAATCCACCGTCATGGTTTCAAACCCTGTGCCGCTGATAACCAGCTTGCCTGTGCGCAGCACTTCGGCGGCCATCGTTTCAAGGCGACGGATCAGCCGGTTTTTCTTCTCGGCTACTTCATTGGCCACAGCCAGGGATAAACGCTGGGCCGGGGTCATCGTGCCTGTCAGGGCTTCGCCAGCGCGGCGTTTAAAAGATTCTGTCGGTTCAAAAACCGATTTATCCTTAATGTAGGCCGGCTGAAATGAATCAGTCTTGAAGCCACGGCGGGAGACAATTTTGCCTTCAACCGTTGGTGCCACAAACGGTGACAGCCGACGATCACGGCCTTTGGTGTCGAAGAAAATCTTCTCGGTGTTCGAGACTTCGACTTCGGGGAAAAAGCGATCAAGCAGCGGGGATATTGCATCCTCCGTTTTATCAATCACGCGGTTGAGATATGCGGTTCCAAATACATCTAATGCCATGAGTTAGCTCCTTATGCCAAAACTTGTTTGAGGTGAATGCCGACTGCGCGCAAATCTTCGCGCACGGTGGCTGCGGTGTGTCCGGTGCCAAAGCTGAGTTTAGCCTCATCAAATTCGCCGGCATCATAGATGGGCGCATTGACGTTGCCGCCGGTTGAATCGGCTGCTTCGACCAGAATAGCGCGGGCGACTTGTGAACCATCGACGGCGGCGGCCAGCGACAACTGATATAAGCCGGTTGCTGTGATCATGCCGAGCACTGCGCCTGGGGTGAGGGCTGCGGCACCGGTGAGGGTGATGTCGCGGGTGACAATATCGCCGGAGCCTGCGATCAGGCCGTTCGGATCATATGCTCCTTCTGCGGTTACGTTTGGGTTCATAATATCAGCTCCTTATGCTTCACGCGCGTGGCGTGCTTTTTGTAGGTTGATGACGCGATCCACTTCGGCATCCAGTTCGGATACATCACCATGATCATCGGTGGCATCGCTATTCATCTGGCTGGTGGACATGCCTTTGGTGGCTGTCGCCATGTTGGATGATTCTGATTCCAACTGCTCAACAGTCATGGATGCCAGCACCGCTTTGGCCTGATCAACTGCTTCCGGCTCATCACCGCACAGATTGAGCAGACGGCGACCGGTGATGATCTTGTCAACCAACGCGGTGGTGTAGCGCGCGGATGCTTCCAGCGCGGATTTGACCTGCGCCGGGGATTGATCGCCGGTGACGGCAACGAGTGCATCGTGTTTTGTTTTGAGTGCGGACAATGCCGTGACGGCATCATTGCGCTCTGTGGTGAGCGTGCCCACCGAGTTTTGCAAGCCTTCAACATCGGTTCCGGCTGCCTTGAGCTGGGCGATGAGTTCTTTTTGATTCATGTTATCTCCTTTGTTGCCCTGATCTCGCTGGCCGGAGCCAACGGAGTTTTCTAATCCGTACAAACACACAAGATCGTGTGTTGCGGTGGATAAATTCTGCTGTTGCGTGGTGTTTGCTTGCGGCGTGCCCTGCCTGTTGGCCGTTTCGGACAGGCCATCGGGCGGCGTGCCCATGGAAATTAACTCCTCGACACGATCGGCAAAGCCCAGACGCACCACCTCTTCGGCGTTCATCCATGTATCTTTGCCCGAGAGCATCATGGCGCGGATATCGGACTCGGGCATATCGGTGCGATAAGCATAGGTGGCGATGATGGCTTCGCGTGCGGCTTTGATTGATTCAATGGCGTCGGCAAAATCGGATTCATTGCCAACGGCCATGCCCTGGACATCATGGATCATCATGCGTCCGTTGGCGGCGATTAAGCGTTCATCACCCGCCTGGGCAATAAAGGATGCTGCGCTGGCGGCTTCTGAATCAATCTCGGTGATAATACGGGCATCGTGTTTGCGTAGCGCATTATGGATGGCGATGGCCTCGCCGACAAAACCGCCAGGCGAATGGATGCGCACGCGGATGGTGGTGGCATCAATGCGCGCCAAGGCCCGCACGAAATCCATGGCCCAGATGCCCCAGCCGCCGATTTCATCATAAATAAATATCTCGGCAGTGTCTGGCGCGGCATTGCTGATCTGGCAATAGCTCTGCAAAGCCCCGAATGCTGTGATTTTGTTTTTCTTTTTCTTAGCCATGTCTTTTTTCACTCGTCTCCATCATTCTCAATTCACCATTTCCAATTCACTATTTCCCAATATGGGGGGCGATGACGCAGCGGTCGGACGGGTGAGTGTCCAGCACCAGTCGCGGCAGGGTTGCCAGGGTGTAGGGGGCATCATTGCCGTGGAAGCTATGCACCATGGCCATGCAGATCGGGCAGGCATCGGGAGCGGGTATCCAGTCGAATTTGTCGGCGATTGCGCCATCATCCACTTCGGACTGCCATTCGCCCTTGCGGGCGCGATCATGCGCCACTGCGATTTCACTGCGGGCGATCTGCTCCCATTTCCAGCGCACACCATCGAATTCGCTGCGCAGTTTGCGGGCTACTTCGATGGGGTTTTGTCCGGAATCGGTGCCTGCCTCGAGGATGCGCCATAGTTTAGGAGCCAGTTTGTCATCCAAATTGGTCTGGAATGTGCCCATGGCTGCACCGCGCAATTCATTCACCGCAGCATCGTTGGTCAGTTCGCCGACCGGAGCGGCCAGGGCGCTGGCTGTGTAGGCATCAATTGCGCCTTGCGCCCAGGCGCGGAGGTAGGCCAGTTGCATGGGGCCAAGATCGCCACCGTCATTCGCAAACGCTTCGGCGGTGTATTCAGCCAGGGCTGCGGTGATTATGGCCTTGTCTGCTGCTGTGAACGCAAAACCACTCTGTGTCATGCCGGCCTTCGGTTCGCTGGTCGGCAAGCCCATGATGGAAATCACATGCTCGGCGGTTTGTGTCCACAATTCAGACAACCCATTGACGGCATCGGTTTCGACCGTATCGAGGGCGGGGTTGGGGATGGGGCGGGTTTCAAGATTGTGAGGGGTGAGATGTGAGGGGTGAGGGGTGTATGGGCGGCCCCCTGTGGCCGCCCTTTGTTCGGCATCGGTGCCCACCCTTGTGTCTGCCGATGAAACCGGGCGGCCACGGGGGGCCGCCCCTACGGCGGCGGCCATGTTGTGGGTGGTGGTGGTTTTGGTGCCGTCGGCGTTTTCGGTGGTGATGGCGGTTGGGTTGCCGTTGTTCAGATCCTGCGAGCCGGTGCGATCACGCAGGACTTCGGACTGGGTGTTCATGAAATTGGCCTGGGCTTTGGCGACGATATCCGAGAGGTTCGGTTTGCGATATTCAATGCGCCAATCTTCGCGCACCAAACGGCTGCCGGATGGTGAATACGGATCATCCACTTCCACCAGGGCATCGCTCCAGGTGAACCCTTTGGCGCGCAGGTGGATGCTGCACAGGCGATCAAGCTCCAGTGATTCCATATCGGTGCGTGTGGCGGATGCCTGTTGCACCACTTCGGACTGGAATTTGGCCTGTCCCTGCACCGATCCTGCATCTATGCCGAGCATCCAGGCAGGCAGTTTCAGTTTGGAGGCGATTTGTTCGATGACTTTGGTGAGCGGTACGCTGGCATCCAGCACCTGACCATCGGCTCCAATCACGCTGATGGTGATTTCTGAATCTTTATCGGCGGCGGTGACAAAATCGGAACTGCCGCCATCGCGCTTGGCCTTGATGGCTGTGGCCAGCCCCCGGGCTAAGGTTTTGCGGCGCGCTTCCAGCGGGGTGTCGCCATTGGCATCGGGTTGCTCACCCAGGCGACCGGCGGCTTTGTAGTGCAGATGGAAGTTGGGATCGCCG